GTCTGCGCCTGAGGACGAGACGCAAGGATTCAGCGGACCCGCTCCAGAGTGGGTGAAGGAACTCCGCGAGGAGCAGCGCCGTCTACGCCGCCAGGTGCGCGAGTACGAAGCCAGAGAGCGTGCAGCGCAGGAGCAGAAGGACATCGCGCAGGGCGTGCCTGTTCTGGGTGCCAAGCCCAAGCTTGAGGACCACGACTACGACACCACGGCATATGAGGCTGCGCTTGAATCGTGGTATCGGCAGAAGGAAGCGGTCGACGAGGCCAAGCGCAAGCGCGAGCAGGCGCTTGAGGAGGAAAAGCGCGCATGGGAGGCCCGCCTCGAGGGTTACACCAAGCAGAAGTCGGCGCTCAAGGTCCGCGACTATGACGACGCAGAGTCTGCCGTGCAGGAGACCCTGAGCGTCACGCAGCAGGGCGTCATTCTGCAGGGCGCTGAGAATCCGGCCCTCGTGGTCTACGCACTCGGCAAGAATCCCAAGCGAGCGAAGGAACTGGCCGGCATCGCCGATCCGGTGCGCTTCGCGTTCGCAGTCGCCAAACTGGAGGCACAGTTGAAAATCACGCCAAGATCCAAGCCGCCGGCACCCGAGAAGGGCATCCCGGTTGGCACTGCACCTGTCAGCGGCACCACCGACTCGACGCTTGAGCGGTTGCGCGAGGAGGCTGCGCGCACTGGTGACATGACGAAGGTTGTCCGCTACAAGCAGCAACTGCGAGCGAAGCAGGCTTGACATTGCGCCGAACTTCCAGTGTGGTATAGTCGGCACACGCATGGATTCGTCCGCCTAACGGACAGAGCGATCTAAGAGCGGCCGACCGGCTCCAACGGGTTGAGTCACTAGCGCGGCGAAAGCCGTTCCAAGTCACTCATCCGTTTGGAGTCACCAATGAACAGTTTCAGCAAAGAAGAACGCGTCGCGTTCGAGGATCTTCTGGCCGCATTCCAGGATGCGCTCGTGATGAGCCGCAACGTCTCGGTCTACAACACCGACCAGACCATGATGGAGCGGACCAACAACGTCATCTGGCGTCCGCAGCCGTACATCGCCGTGTCCTACTCGGGCATGGACCAGACCAACAACTTCGACGACTACGTGCAGCTCTCGGTCCCGGCCACCATCGGCTTCAGCCGTGCCGTGCCGTGGGTCATGGATGCTCGTGAACTGCGCGATGCCCTGCAGGAGCAGCGTCTCGGTTCTGCCGCTCGTCAAAAGCTGGCGTCCGACATCAATGTCGCGCTGCTGAACGTTGCCGGCGCGCAGGGCACTCTGGTTGTCAAGCGCACCTCGGCCGCGTCTGGCTTCGACGATGTCGCTCAATGCGAGGCGCTGATGAACGAGCAGGGCGTCCCCTCCGAGGATCGCGCTCTGGCTCTCTCGACCCGTGACTACAACGGCATGGCCAATGACTTGTCGAAGGCCAGCCGCTCGTTCGGCAACGAGATCAGCGACCGCGCTCTGCGCGAAGCCTATGTCGGCCGTATGGCGTCCTTCGACACCTACAAGCTCGACTACGCTCAGCGCAAGGCTGCCGCTCTTGGCACTGGCACGCAGATCAACACCCTGCCGGCTGGTAACAATTACTACGTGCCGAAGGCCACCACAGTCGCTACCACTGGCGAGTCGGGCAACGTCGATAACCGCTTCCAGACCGTCACCGTCAACTCGACCAGCAACGTGGCCGTCGGCGATATGTTCACCATCGCCGGTGTCAACAACGTCCACATGATCACCAAGGTCGATACCGGCCAGCCGAAGACCTTCCGCGTCATCTCGGTCCCGTCGGCTACAACGATGGTCATCAGCCCGCCGCTGGTTCCGGTGCAAGCTGGCATCGAGGCCACCCAGCAGTATCAGAACGTTGCGCTGACCTCGACCTCGGCTACCGCCAGCATCACCTGGTTGAACAGTGGCGCTTCGTATCTCAACTGCTTCTGGCATCGTGACGCTCTGGAGATTCTGCCGGGTCGCTACGCTGTGCCGTCTGATGCTGGTGTGGCCGTTATGCGCGCCTCGACCGATCAGGGCGTCGAACTGGTGATGACCAAGCAGTACGACATCAACACCATGAAAACCAAGTACCGGTTGGATACGCTGTACGGTGTTGTGTGCAAGCAGCCTGAGATGGCTGGCGTGATGATCTTCAACCCCTGATGACGAACGGGCCGGATGATTCCGGCCCACTTCGCCAACCATCCAAGGAGCGCAAACCATGTCCTACGTTGTCATTCCGCCGCAAGGCTCGGCAACCATCGCCGTCCCGGCTTCGTCGCGCATCGCCGTCCAGACTCTCGGTTCGGCCGATGTGTTCCAAGATGTCGGCTTTCCCAACTACCCGTCGCAACTGTCGCTGTTGCAGACCGTCGCCAACACCACGTGGACCTCGTCGGCTTTCTCCGCCGCCGCCAGTGTGGTCATCAGCGCCGGCGCGCAGGCTGTCGTGTACGAAGTCGGCACCAATCCGGTGATCAGCTTCAGCAATGGCAATTTCGGTCCGCAGGGTGATCCGGGCGTCTTGAACGCCACCGGCACGCTGACCGCTGCCATGATGCTGGCCGGCATTGTGACCAGCACGACCGCTGCCGCTGTCACCGCCACGCCTGACACTGGCGCGCTGATCGACGGTTCCTCGCTGTTTGCCGTCAATGACAGTTTCGACTTCTCGGTGATCAACACCGGTGGCACTAACGCCTTCACCATCTCTGTGGGTGGTGGCGTGGCCGGTATCACTCTGGTCGGCAACATGGCGGTGGCTGCGAGCAGTGCTGGCGCGTTCCGCGTCCGCAAGACCGCTGCCAACACCTTCACGATCTACCGCATCGCCTCGTGATTGTTGTCTGATGTAGCCGGGTGGTGGCATGAGCTGCCACCCGGATTCTTTGGGAGATGAACGTGCCGCTCAAGAAGGGTTATTCGAAGAAGTCCATCAGCGCAAACATCTCCAGCGAGATGAAATCTGGCAAGCCGCAGAAGCAGGCTGTTGCCATCGCGCTGAACACTGCACGCACCGCAGCGATGAAGGCTGGCAAGCCCGGCAAGGCTCCGGCGAAGAAAAAGTGAATCCTCTTTCTCACATCGAACTTCCGACCATCGTCTACAAGTCTGGTGGAACGTGGCCAGGTCCGCGCCATCCTGACGGGTCGCATACCACGTTCTCGATTCTGGGTTGCGAAACTCATGATGATGTCGCGGCCGCCCTCAATGACGGATGGTCGCTCACGGCCGAGGAAGCATGTTGGGGCTGGTCTGTGCATGATGCCAAGGCCGATGCGCCACCGACCCGCGACGAGATGCTCGCAATGGCCGAAAAGCTCGATCTCCGCGTTGACAAGCGGTGGAGCGACGAGACTCTACTCGCCAAGATCGATGCGGCTATTGCTGAACTTGAAGCGGATGGTAGCGAGTACGCCATGAGCTACACAAAGCGGCAATACGTGCTCGCTGCCTTCGAGGAGGCAGGCATGGCCGCGTCCACCTTCGACCTGACGCCGCAGATGTTGTCCTCTGCCTGCGCTAGGCTCGATGCGATGATGGCGACATGGAATGGCAAGGGCATCAGGCTCGCCTATCCGCTGCCGTCCAGCCCTGAGGATGTGGACCTCGATGCTGAAACGAGTGTCCCAGACAGCGCAAACGAGGCCATCATCACCAATCTTGCGCTCCGCATCGCGCCGTCCTACGGCAAGACGCCAAGCGTGATGACGCTGGCAGTCGCCAAGGCTGGATACGACGTGCTGCTGTCTCGAGCTGCCATGCCGGGAGAGATGCAACTGCCGCGCACTCTGCCTGCAGGGGCTGGCAACAAGCCGTGGCGATACGATGACCCGTACATGCCTGCACCAACCGATCCTGTACGCACCGGCCCGGAAGGGTCGCTTGACCTTTACTGAGGCCAGACCATGCCGACCATCAATCAGCTCCCGCTGCAGTCGAATGTCTCAACCGGAGACAATCTCGCCGTGTTCAGCCCGACCAATGGCGACACGCGCCGCCTGCCGATCTCGGCGTTGCTGACGTTCTTCCAGCAACAGTTCGCATCGCCGACTCTGGCCACCAACGTCTACACGCCGGGAACCGGATTCAATATCGCAGTCCCGACTCCGACTGCCGCGCAGCAGTGGATTCTGATTCAGCCTGCCGGCACGCTGGCCACTGGCACTGTGACGCTGCCGCTCAACACGCTGACTCCGGACGGCACCGAGGTTCTCATCACCACCACGCAGCAAATCACTGGTTTCACGCTGTCGCTCAACGGAGCGACCGCCGAGTTCGGCGCGCCTTCGACTCTGGCCGCCGAGGACTATTTCCGTATGCGCTTCGTGCAGGCGCAAAATTCGTGGTACCGCATCGGCTGATGCCGAATAACACTCCGGGGGAGCGAGATGCCTGACATCATCAAGAGTTACAACAACGTCAACCGTCGCAACGTTGACAGGTTCGACGGCACCTATGCCGAGATGGTCTCCGTTGCCGGCAACATCACCGGCAAATTCCGCGAGGCGTTCGAGGCATACGACCCGACCAATGGCGGCCGATGGGTTGAATCCAAGTCGTCAGGCGATCTGCTGTTCGTTGATGGCAACGCTGCCGCTGCATCGTATCTTGTCATCAGCAAGGATCCGCTGACTGCCGGCACGCAGAGCATGGTCGAGCTTGACTCTGACAGCTACTTCAAGATGCCCGTCGAGGTTGCTGTCGGCCTGAGCATGTCGCAGCGCACTCTCGGACAAGAGTTTTCGATGGAGGTTGTCGATACGGGCGACCTCGTGGCAGATGTTGGCGATCTGGCGATTTCGTCGATCACTCAGACCACCACGACTCTGACCATCGACTTTGCAGCGCCTCACGGCTTGAGCATCGGTCGAGCCATCGGCGTGCGCGATTGCAGCAACCCTGTTGCGAACTATCCCGCACTTGTCGTTGCCACTGTGCCGAGTCCCACGCAAATCACCTGCACGGCCGGCCCTGGTGGCACGATTGCATCGCAGACCATCACCAACCCGGCCGGCGCAAAGGGCTTCGTCTATATTCGCCAGCGTCTCGGTTTGGCGCGCAACGGTGTGTCTCAGATTTTCGAGAACGCCACCGCGACGAACTCCTCGCTGTACATTCGCAGCGAGTCTGGCGATGCGTTGCCGTCCGGCACCATTGCAGGCAGTCACTCCGTGACGATTGGCACCACTGCCAGCGTGCAGCTTGTCAATGCGGCTTATACCTACGCCTTCGGCCCGACTAACGAATATCGCCTGCTGATTCAGGCCGACCGCACTCAGTGGGCTGATTCTGTGGTCGATGCGACCGCCCAGATGACGAACCGCGCAGTGCGGACGCAGGTATGCCCCGACCCGAATGAGGCTTATACGTTGCGGTTCAGGGCCGTCAACAACAAGTCTCTGACGGTCCCGAATGCCCAGATCGTCTCAGCAGTCAAGACTGGCACCACGACCGCGACCATCACGACTGACGTGCCGCACGGTCTGGCAGCGACTGATCCCGTTGTCATCTATGGCATCCGCGATCAGGCCGCAGCGTCGTTCCCGAACTTGACCACCGCAACTGCCGTGGCGTCTGTGGTGGACGCTTTCACGTTCACCATCGTCATCGGCACCGCATCCACCGTCACCAGTTATGGTGGGTATGTGGCAAAGGTGCAAGGCGGCAATCTGATGTCCGCTCTTGGTGCTGTGACGATGGTGGCCCAAACTGCTGCCCTGTCCACGCTGGCGGATGGCACTCGGCAACTGGTGCTCACCGGCTCTGCAAACTGGGCAGGCCTGAGTATCGGCGACATGATCAATCTTGTCGGCTGCCGCGATGCGGTTGCTGGCGCTACGCTGAACATCGATGGCCCATGGAAGGTTGCGAACTCCGCCACGACCACGCTGACGCTGGTGTTGCCGTTCAACGGTCAGCGCAGTTTGCCTGCGGACTTTGCGTCCGTGAACTGCGGCGGTGGCGTGATCAAGCGCACCTGCCTCCGTGTCTCGTTCGTGCGCGTGTTCGACTATGAGCGGATGCGCGTCGAGGCTCTTGCGCGCCCTGCGACTGATGTGGCATCGGCCATGCCGGTGTCGGTGCAGAACACCGTTACCACTACGTTTACGCAGCCTGCGCTTGTGGCTGGCACTGCGCTTATCGGTGACGTTGGCGTCCAGTATCGTGCCACCGCATCCGGCCTTGGAACAACTGCCACGCACTTTGTGGCTGCCGGCTCCACCAACGCAACTCTGGTCAAGAATGCCGCCGGCAAGGTGTATGGATGGTTCTTTGCCAACACGACAGCAGCGTGGCGTTACGTCAAGCTTCACAATCAGGCGACCGCCCCGACCGCTGGCACTGGCGTTGTCCGCACGATCGGCATTCCGCCTAACGGTGTGGCGTCGTTCTTCAGCGAAGGCGGCATCACGTTTGCGACCGGCATCGGCCTCACGATGGTGACCGGTGCTGCTGATGCCGATGCGACTGCCGTGACCGCAAACGACATCGTCGGTGA